GTAGTCCTGTCCTGCCGTAATAACATGGCGGTGGTAGCTACGGCTAATCTCTACACCATCGTCCATGATGCAGGTAGCAGTGCGAACCTGAACCGTTTTGAAGTCACCTACGACTTCGATTTTATCTACTTTGATTTGTTTTTCTAATGCCATTTTCTTTCTCCTGTTTTATCGTGGCGGATTGCCACCTGTCCAACCCGACTTCCAGTGGGGTTATGCTTCCGTTCTATAGGTTATAGTAACAAAAATTGTAGATGAAGTGCTTCCTAAATGGCTGTGCAATGTATTTACATACGCCGAATTTTGGTTGGATGAATAAAATGTTAGTGTGCTTGTGCTTTGTTGAATGTATGCCGAAAGACTATCACCACCAGAATTTATATACCTATGGAAAGTAACACCTGTTGCAAGATTAGCGCCCGATGATTCAAACGGAAGATTACCTATATTAATGGCAGTAGCTGACGTTCTATCTGAAAATGTTTGTAAATAGAACCATAGAGTAACTTGTGCGCCTATTTTTAAATATCTAGCATAACCTGCATTAACCGTTCCAGTTGCAATCGTCGGTGACCAAGCTCCTTCTTCATAATCGTCCAAGTAGTTAGCCGACCCAGTGCCGCCAAGAAATGCGCCACCAGAAAGGTATAGGTCTTTGAAGCGAGTTGCACTACGTCCTAAATCCTGCCCACCATCAGAAAGAGAGCCGTTTGCTGTTGGTAGAATTTGACCGCCGTTAAAAAATAAGCCGCTGTAACTTGTATTTATTTTAAGATAAGCGCCGCTATCAACCCCAATACTCCCCACAGTGGAGCCGTCTTTGTAGAAAGAAGCGATATTGCCATCTGTTGAAAGCCTTGATAATTGTAGAGGCGCACCACCTGACCGTGTTGCGTACAGACGACCATCGCTTTCTATAGAATGTCCGACAGTGGTTGTTTGAGATGCACTACTTGTCTTACCCACCAACAAGTCGCCACCGACCGTCACATCCCCACCAAACGTGCCAGAGAAGACAGAGAAGCTGTCAAACGCAATCACCTCTAGCAAGTCACCAGCCGATGCACCGGATGTCAGTACAACCGATGTACCTGTCGTGGCGGTGTAGTCTGAGTTAGGGTCAAGCAAGACACCGTTCAGGAATACATCCATAAACTTGGTGTCGGTGTAGCTGAGTGTGCGGCTGTCATCGTCAGCACCAGAGAAGGTTGTCTGGCCGCTGGTAGCAGTAAAGAGATAGCGATGACGAACGCCTTGTGATGGGGAAGTTCCGATGTATGCCATTATGCGTTCTCCAATGCGTCTAACCGTGCCTCAATCGAAGCCAAGCGTTGCTCTGTTGCCGCACCAATAAAGGCCAGCAATTCAGGATAACGGATACCCAAGCGTGTACGCTCTGTTGCACCCTCTGGTGCTTCTTCGGGTGTGTCATAGATGTCAGTGCGTGTGTAGGCTTCTTTGGCTTCTACAATTACATTGCCTTCTTCATCTGCTGCTTCTGCAACCGCTGGCACTTCGGTTTGTGTTTCCCACCAAGTGTTAGAGATAAAGAAAGCATAATCACCAGCGTCTAAACCTGCATCGGCCATAGCTTGCTGAACATCTTGTGCAATCACGCCAGTGTGTTTTCTAGCCGCATCACCTTTAGCCTCAACACTTTCATTCCATTTAAACGTCTTAAACAGTTTGCTGATTGCTTTGGCGGCGTTAATCTCTGCATCGGTCAAACTTGCAATTTGTTGCTTCATTGTTTGGTCAGATGGTTGAATAGTTTGGTTGGTGGCGTAAAGGTCATCATATCTGGCAGAGGCATTACCTAAATCAATGGCATTATCCTTAAAATTACCAGATGAGTTTGCTGGATAAACGTAGTTATTATTAAATCCTATATATGTTTCTTGTACACTGCTTGAACCAATATAAATTCTACCGCTTATAGCTCCAATCGACCCGACAGTTGTGCCGTCTTTAAGCACCTCTAAAATACTACCGTCACTTGTTGTCCTATTCAGATACATGGTACTGTCACCAGAACGTGTAACAAAGATACGGTCATTGCTCCCTTGCAACTCAATACCAACAGTTCCAATATCACTAGATGACTTACCCACCAGCAAGTTACCTGAGCTGTCAACAGTAACAGCATTAGACGTTGCATTGTCATCAATGCCAGTAGATGTAAATGCACCGCCAACAGTTAAATCATCAGTCACAGTCATAGACTGGGATTGCGTTACATCTACAAAGTCAACAGGCTTTTTGCCAGTATACGCCATTAGCTAATCTCCAAGATGCTCAATGCTACGTCTGCGCTGGATGCTGTGTCGCTGGTTACCTTGAGAACATCCGATGCCTCCATAACAACCTTTTGATCACCGCCCACGACAACCAAAGAACCCCCTACAGGTACAGGTGCCGACTTCACAAGGTAAATGTTATCTCCGTCATTATTCTCTAGGGTGACATCTACCTCAATAGCAGACGCTATGATATTAGAGATGCACAACCCGATGATGGTCGTCTCAGTACTTGAAGGGGTAGTGTACACGGTTGCCGGAGAGGTACCTACGCCCGTACTTGTTTTAAGTTTAAATGAATTTGCCATGATTGATTATCCTAGTGCAATTGCCAACGCCACAGCCGTTCCGGCTTGATCTACGTCAAGAGTTACACGGGCGGCAGCAGCGTCGGCATCATCTACAAGACTGCGCCCGAATGAGGTAAAGTCAGCAACACCTGCCGTGCCACTTCCCGTGAAGTACGGCAGCTTATCTGCGGCACTCGTAAGACCTGCAATAGCGGCTAACTCGGCGTCATACGCCTGTACGTCGGTGCCAATCTCTACACCCAAATTGGTACGGGCCGTAGACGCATCGGCTAAATCAGAGAGGTTACTTGCCGCTACAAGTTTAGCATCGAGCTGAGTCTGTACGGCAGAGGTAACACCATTCAGGTACCCGAACTCAGTATTCGATACGCTACCGTCATGGATCTTGGTAGCGTCAATTGCGGCACTTGCGTTGATGTCGGCGTCAACAATCACCCCAGAGCTGATCGCTGCTACACCCGTATCCGCAATGGTAATATCCCCTGATACTACATTGTCGATCCACTTCGAGGTACCCGTGTCATAGAACAGCAGGGCTGCATCCGAAGGGCTCGTGATGTTTACGTCACTTAACTCAGAGAGCTGATCAGCAGTATCGATCTGTGCATCGACATAGGCTTTGATCGATTCAGACGTAGCTAAAGTCGTAGAGCTCGCCGTAGCAAAGGTATCATCATCGAGTACGGCGGTGCCCGACACGCCCGTATTCAGTACAGGGCTGGTCAGGGTCTTGTTCGTCAGCGTCTCGCTACCTGCAATCGTAGCAAAGTCACCGTCACTGAGAGCCGTGTTAAACTCGGCAACAGTACCTGTCAGCGTGTTGTCGGTGAGATCGACAGTCTTATTGGTGAGGGTGTCTGTGGTAGCACGACCTACAAGTGTGTCCGTGCTTGTCGGAAGCGTCAGCGTACCCGTATTACTGATCTCACTAATAACAGGACTGGTAAGAGTCTTATTAGTGAGGGTATCCGTTGTAGCACGTCCCACGAGAGTATCTGTACTCGTCGGAAGCGTCAACGTGCCCGTATTACTGATCTCACTAATAACAGGACTGGTAAGAGTCTTATTGGTAAGCGTCTGGCTACCTGCAAGGGTAGCAACAGTACTATCAATGGCTACGGTCAGCGTGTTACCCGAACCCGATGTATCGATACCCGTACCACCAGCAATCGTGAGTACTTCGCTGTCTAAGTCGATGCTAAGAGCACCGCCACTGTCGCCTTGAAAGTCAAGATCCTGTGCAGTTACCTGCGAGTCTACATAGGCTTTAATAGACTGCTGGGTAGCAAGGGCTGTAGCGCTATCAGAAGACATGGTATCTTCATCGAGGATAGTCGATACGGTTGCACCGCTTGTGAGCTGTAGCCCATCGATGTAGCCCACACCAGTGATGTACAGATCTTTGAACTGGGCACCTACTGTACCGATATCGATTGTGCCGTCAGCGTCAGGAGTTAAAGCAGTGCCGAACGTAACATTGTCCGCTGCGGTACCCACAACGGTGATGCGGGCACCCTCCCCTGCAGTTCCATCATGAGTGTGTCCGGCAACGGCCCCAAACGCGCCTAAGATAGCATCGAATTCATCGTTACTATCGGCTGCGTCAATAACGTCGCCATCTACATATGTGGACTGTCTTGCTGCATATCCTGCCATGTTGTCCTATCTCCTACCTCCGGGGGTGAATTCTAGCTGATACCCCTTAATTGAAAATGGTGGATTTCCTGATGTGTCGTCTACCCGTATAGCTACGGAAAAACCACTTCCCTCTACTGTTTGTCTGATCAACGGCGTACCTGATGACCCATACACGGCTGTTCCGTATGCTGATGCCGCTAACCCGTAGATCGCTACAGAACCACCTGTCTGTAGATCGTAGGTTGAGGGCTGAGGCGTATCCGATGACGTAAAGTCATAACGTACACGGAACGTAGCATCTACAACGCCTTCATTGGTGTAGTTCCACACGATACGCTGCATGTACTTGCGGATACCTGCATCTCCCATAATGTGGTCAGGAGATGTATAAATCGCTACAATAGCGGTACCGTCGAACGTATTGCCTGTTTCTTGCTCGTACACGTAGCCATCAAAGCCACCTTGTATCGTCGTTTCAGTCAATCCGATGAAGCCGGAGAAGCAGCACGAGGGGCGCATCCCCTTGATATCGGCGTACTCCCAACCGATGCCGCCTTGCTCGTTGGCCTTGATAACGCCCATAATTCCTAGAGACTGGGCTGTAGTCTGGCCTTCTGCCGGATAGAACAGGCGATACTGACTCTTATTCCGAATAACACACGATGAGATGTTGAACAGCGTAAGATTGTCGAGTCGATCCTGTACTTGCTTCGAAATGGTTCCGAGTTCAACGTCGGCAATCTTCTGGGTACCTGCAATCGTACGCAACCCATCCGGTGCAAGATAAAGCAGATCACCGCTGATTTCTTGGACGCTAAAGCCATCCAAACATCCCACGCTACGTGTAACGGGTGCTAACTGGAAGTCAGCAATTGAAGATCCTTGAAGGAAGTAAATCTGATCCGTACAGAAGATAAACAGCCGATCACGGAAAGACTTGAGCTGTACGACGGGGCTATCTACCCGAATAGATCCCGCACCTGTAGCCGTAGAGAAACTCGTAGGGTCGTAGGGGGCAGAGAACACTACCTCTTGTGGGTTAGACGACATACCCGCAAAGAACATGTGGTTCTTAAACAACGCCACAATAGAGGGATCTGCGGGAGCTCCTGCACCGTTAATATCGGTTACCGTAGTGCCATCGTACTCAGAGGCATGATTGGCTCCGTCGCACCAGATAATCTTCTCGGTGTTGTCCATGTTGTACAGCTCGAAAGCGTACCGCCCTGCATTGGTACGACCGCTATCTATCTCTGTCCATGATCCTATAGCACCGCCCTTAAAGACCTTTTCACCACGAGCAGCAATGATTTCATCTTCATAGATTGCTACGCCAAGTACGGGTTCATCTGCAGATGCTGTCTGGGGTACGATGTTACTGTTGTACTTCGCGTACCCACTGATACGGCGGTAACCGCCACGAATATCCGGCTCAAAGTTCTGTAGCTGAATAGCAGCTCCGGGGGGTATAGAGAATGAATCCCTATCGAGGATTAGACCACCACCGAGACGTACTACGTAAGGACTAATGATTGAGGTATCGGGCATTATACAGCCCTCATGTAATCCTTGCGGTTGATCAGCTCAACACGCATCCGACGTAGCCCTGCTACATAATCCCTGTCCGCAAATTGTGCTGATTGTGGATCGGAACGCAACAAATACGCGTAGTACTTGGCACGGTTCACGATTACGTCGTGGAAACGACTCGGGACTGTTGGCTCGTCCGCGTTTGCCGACAAGTCAGAATTTGTTGCGTAATACGCGTATCGTACAGTGTACGTTGAGGCATCCGGCGTCGGTGACAATCCGTACTTATTATCGGGTGTGTGGTACACGTACTCAGGTACGCCCTCCGCGCTACCGTCTGGGTTGGTGTCCGACTCATGATACTTGTCAAGGTACTCATCATAGCTGATGTACTCCAAGCGCTTTTCAGGTAGGCTTGCCGACTCTTGAATTGTAAAGGTATCCCAATTAAGTGTCTTGGCGTCGGCTTCGAAGCTATACAGACGCTGCCCATCAACCGTAGTATCCGACTCATTCTGTACGGTAAAAGGCCATTCTACCTCAGAGTTGATAATATCCCGTTGTGCCTTGTTGACAAAGTCAGCCACAGCCGTTTGAATACCACGTGTAGAGGCCACGTTAGTGATCTCTACTTCATTTAGTTCACGAAGAACTGCATTACAAAGCTGTAAGTAGTTCATGATTATCCTCTGTGTGGGTCGTAGTATTCTTCTACGGATATTGTTGTTTCTAGCACATTAGCGGTACCTGCCGTAGCATAAAAGATATCTCCGGCGTGGAGGTACAAGGGGCGATTAGCATCGAGTACGACTTCGTAACTATTGCCTGCTACCGCATGATTACCTAAAATTGTATGAGTTGACGCGTCATCGGCATGATACCATCTAATCGTCACATTACGATTGGAGCTGTCCGTATTAGAAACAATGAGCAGACGTACGACAGCGGAATAGTTACTAGGAACCGTGTAAATCGTAGTTTGCGACGTTGTTGTCAACGACACAGACTCCGTAAAAAACTTGCTTCCTGCTGCTGTTAAGGGCATTGTTACGCCTGCTTACTCGTAAAAATTAGCTCTAAGATATCTTGCATATTAGCCGTTTCCCGCTCAAATGGGTGGGGCATGTTGCCTGAAATAACGTCAAGAGCTCCTATACGCAAATCAGCATCTATCCAATGGGTCAAAGCCTCATCAATTTTATGGTACATATCCTCGATATTTTGGTCTGTAGCCTCTACATCAGAGTAGAAATCGATGGTCTGCTCTGCATCCCGCTTACGGGCCTTATATCTGTGTCGGATAGCTTCGATGAAGAATGTGGACATATTGGTACTCCCATGTTCATTTTACACTAAAACAAGGGATTAGTCAAGACTAAAAAGTAGGATATTCGCCTGTTCTCATAGTTTCTGCTAGTCTTTGGGCTCTTTGACCGACTTGTCGGGCCCATTTGGAGTCGAGCATCTCTTCCGCAGCGGCGTTATAATCCCCTTGTTCAATAGCGAGCCACATCTTTGCAAAGCCTCTAAGACGAGGTACCCCGAGATTAAAAGCCATATCGGCAATAACCAGCTGGCGTGCAGGATCAAGCCCGTCAACAATAGCAAAATTTGAAGCAAGCTCTCGCTCAACAATCTCAATATCATTAAGACAGAGATAACGGGCTTCATCTTCTGAGATGCCACGATCTTCGAGATTACGTCCGATACCAATTGTCAATATCCCCAATGTGTCTTTGTACGGCTTTAGCTCCACACCCTCGTGGATAATGAGCTGATCTACGAGCTGATCTCTGTCGTAATTCATGTTTACTTCTTGAGCTGGGTGATAGACTTGATACCAAAGCTGGCAGCAATAGAAGCTAAGATGCCCCATTGTAGCCATTCAGGTGCCGTACGTAGGAAATCAAATCCTGCCTGCATGTACGGCTGTAGCGGGGGTATAAAAGATGCCAGTATGACGGCAATAAAGGTTAAGGTCCACGCCTCATCTTTCCATGAGTTATCCGCTGCAGACATGGCTTGTGCATCCCACTCACCATCCTTCTCCACCTTCTTTACAGTAGCCTCTACTTTAGCTACCTCGAGTTTAGCTTTGGCAGCAGCTTTTTCCTGCTTACCTTTGAGCCACGTACCTGCTATATCAGCAATAGGTCCAACTAATGATTGCCACATATTATCACCACGCTTTACACGACCAATAACGGGCCGAAAATTTATCTTTAGCCGTGTCACAATTGTGCCGTGCACGGAAGTTACTACGACGCTCAGGGATATTCTTTTTGATTGTCATGTCCGGATCCCCGAACCGTACGAGCTTTACGTCAGAGCCCTTCTTAGCAAGTACGGCAAACTTCTTGTTCTTTCCGGGGGTACGCTTTGGTTTGTTGTACCCAGAGAAAGTCTCTCCCCGATATTTTAGAGAACCACTTGGTGTACGTTCTACATTCTTAGTTGTTGCCACGAGCTTTACTCCATCTTTCGGTGTACCCACCCATCGCTGCACGATAACGGGCAGTCTTCTTTGCGATGCCTTCAGGCTGTTTTACGAACTGTTTGCCTCGCTTTTTGCCTTCACGCTTTGCTCTTGAGGTTCTGGCGTACTCGTCACTAGAAAGAGCTTTAATTGCTTTTTCTGGTAGATAACGCTCGCCTGTAGCATCTGGCCCTTGTGTTGAAGGCTTACCGCTTTTGGTTCGCCAATTCTGTTTCGTCCAGTCTTGTAGGCTTTTCTGTGGTTTTGCGATTGCCATAGATTCTTTCTCAGCTTGTGTAGCCCCCGCCCTTTTCCTTGTACTGTTTAGCAAGCATCTGGGCTTTACGTGCTGACCATTGACCCGAAGATCCACCTCTATTACCAGCCTTGATCTGGTTAAATAATCTCTTACGCATAGTAGGCTTCGTGTAGTTGCCTGCCTCATTGACGCGGGACTCACCGCCCTTTGCCATACGCTGTGCGCTCCAACGCTCCGTGTAGCCTCCCATAGCGGCTTTCTTCTTGGACTTACCTGCGCTAGAT